GCCTAATAAATCTGTTCCTGCTGCGGTTGTGCCCGCTGCCAAGGCTGATGGTGCGCTAGGTGCTAAATTGGCTAAAGTACCACCACCTGCCGCTAAAGATGGAATTGCAGTATCTAATGTCCCACTACCAACAGCTCCAGCTCCTACGGATTGACCTAGTAAGTCTGTACCTGCTGGTGCGCCCAAAGCACCAAGTAAATTAGCCCCAGCAACCATAGCAATGCCAGGCGCAGCTGCGTTGGCCAAAGTATTAATACCGCCCGCAAATCCACCTGCTCCTGCGTTTGTACCGACATTTAATACGTTTGATGCTGTGACGGGAGGAATTGTGCCGTTTCCGTTAGGTTGGACAGCAACTTGAATCATTCCATTCCCACTAGGAATATTGATACCAACGCCATTAGTGCCGACTTGGACCTGATAATTTCCCGTTATGGGTGATCCAGTTTGGGTGTTGATCAGGTTATAAGTGCCTGTGTCAGCATCGTAATTAACCGCTGCCGTGCCGTTTAACAAAGCCGATGAAAGTTCAGGATTGGCTTGTTGTGCTGTGCTGATCTGATTGGGCGCTGCTTGGCCGTAACTAGTTCCTACCGCGCCTGATGCGGGTGAAGAAACAAACTGAGGTGTAGCAATGTTAGAAAGTGATGTACCGCTTGGAGCTGGTGCAGCCTGTGGTTGTGTTGTTATTCTTCTGGGTGCAGCAGGTTGAGCAACGGCTTGCACTTGTTGGGGCGTGATATTTTGGCCAGTCGCTGAACTGACAATGCTTGCGATTTGTGCTGGGTCTGTAATCCCAATAGACGCAGCTGCTTGCAAAATAGCCTGTTGACCTTGAGGAGTGCCAATGTTGGCATTAATGAAGTCGCTAGTGCCCGCAGGTAGCCCCGCTAGTGCGTCTGAAACCGCATTATTGACTGTTGTTAAATCCATTACTTCCCCTCATACATTGTAATATGGCACTTTGTAATGCGCCCCATTCACAGTTATGTTGATAAACCCCACAGGGTTGGCTGGTAACGTTGCCGATCCAGTCGTTGCCGTGGTAGCCGAGGAGAAGTTCAACAAATTCAAAAAGAACTGTTGCCATGCCCTGGTAGGCCGATTAGTCGTTTTATCCAAAAATTCCGCTTGTGGATAAGGTTGAATCTGTGTTGTATTTGTTGGAATACTCAATTCTCACCTCCACTACCCTTTAGATTTGCAGAAACAATTACCGCATTGACAGGATCGGTCACAACGACCTCAAACACTCTGTCCCTAGCCTGTCCCAAACGCCTCCAAATGGCGCGATTTTGATATTTACCCGTTTGTCCTATTGTAGTCCAATGTTCATTACTCCAGGTACTCCCACCATCATCTGACCACCTCAACATTGCCTGTGGTAGCGTAGTTTCAGTAGACTGGCTAATGGCTGTCTGATTACCCAAAACCACGGATTGATTGGCCGGAATAATCAAAACTCCAGTTGGGGTTATGTAATAGGGGGCTTGTAAGAAGATGTTTTGGTTTTTGGATAGGCCAGTAAACCCCACGCCAGGCTGAAACTGTATCTGCAATTCCTCAAAATACTGACGTTGGAAATCAGCCACAAGGTGAGGCGCACGCCTTAAGCGTCTGATGTTCTGGCCGTCATCGGTGTAGTTGAGTTTGTCCAACTCATATATCTTTCCGTTGGCGTAATCACCCACAAGAACCATACCTTGGAATACGGCGCAACAGTTTCCTCTGTGTCTCTGGTATTCGTTCTGGTTGGTGCAATAAAGCCACTTGTGCCATAGCTTAGTGGTAACGTCATAACACCAAGTGATGTTAAGAGTAGGAAACGATAATACATAGACTTCATGCCCTTCTAGCTGATATGTCCACGCTATCGCATCCGAAATGTACTGGTTTGCTAGTGTGTTCTCCACAGCGTGGGTAGAGATTCTTTGAGGTATATAGCCGACCATTTGCATGACCTGACCTTGACCGCGATTGTTCCTAGAAAGGTAAGCAAAACTGTCACCTAGCCTAGAAACGCTGAACTGGGCCACAATACCCTGTTGTGTAGATGTGCCAGGTATCCTTTGGAACGGAAACGGAAACAATCCCGCATCGACCCAAACCTCTGAACTGGCTTCACCCATCAAATAAACTTCACGATGGTCAACAATCAAAGCCACTAGATTATCGGGTGATCCATCCTTAGAACCAAACGATAATTGCTGAGATATTGGGCTTAGAGCATCTGAAGAACCAAACTGTTGACTTGACGGCCTGTTGTAGACAAAATAATTGTCAATAATATCAACCGAATTAGCGCCACTAAATGCCCCGTCAGTTGAGGGCAAAACTGTAAAGTTAAGCGCATACATGGTCTCAGAACCGACCGCAGTATTGCTGGACAAAGTGTAATTATTATTACCACCAGAGGGCGTTACGATGGCCGTAATGATCGTATCAAAAGGAACGCCAACACCCTGAATGGTCTGCCCCAAGTACAAAGTAGCTGTAGTAGCTAGATTTGCATTGGTTGATCCAGTCGTAATCACCCCAGTAAAACTCTGGGTATTAGAACTGTTCATTAAGGTTGAACTGACTGTTTGAGAAATGTTGACAGTCCAAGATGTTCCTGAACCGCCTGTAATGATTGTTTCTTGTGAAACCCCCACACCAAACAAAACCTGACCAATAGAAATCGTGCCACTTTGGATATTAGAAACAGTCAAAGTAGTGCCAGAAATAACCCCTGTAAATATAGCCGTTGTAGGGGTCGTAATGCGCCATGAGTAGCGATAAGTCCCATCAACTATGTAGCAGTACAAACCATTGTCAGAGATGCCTACACGCCCTGTAGAGCTGTTTAAGATGCCAACAATAGTAGGGGTCAATGTGCTTGATAAAAGGTAAACGTATGCGCCACAGACTGCAATCATTTGACTTGCGCCTGAGAGTGTTCGCATACCCCTAACTTCTGCACCAGCAGGTAGTACGACTTGCGTGGTTAAGCCTGGCGTTGGGTAAAGCGCCACAACACCCCTAGAACCTTGGGGTAGCGTTGGGTCTAACTCAGGAACAAAATTAATACATTCGCTGGCATCTTGGTAAATGCTAGGCGCTGTGTAACTTGCTCCGACAAAACCGAAATCAGGCATTTTTTGTCCTTACCTGTTGAAGCCGCCAACCATGATCCAACCAGCATCCTTGGCCCTGCTCATCAACAAAGCATCAGAATATCTAGCAGACTGAACTGGCTTCATGTTTGTGCGCTTGATCGTGCTTTTGCCCTGCGCTGCAAAGGCGTTAATCATTGATATTTGCGTGGCTGATGCTTTGCCATACTGGGGCATTAAACGCTCGGCTAAACACCATTCTAGACAGCTCTCAAAGCCTTCTGGCAGTAGCATTGTGTCGTTGATTGTGGTGTACTTGCTGAATAATGTGTCGGCAAAAATGTGCATCTCACCCTGTGCTGGGTTTGGCCAGACAAAGATGTTTCCTAGTGTCTCGGTTGGTTGATAGTAGAGTGCTTTTGGCCAAGGTCCGTTTAACGTTTTAAGACCGATCATTTCATAGTCTTCTACGTTCAGAATGGCCACGGGATAGTCTAGACCGCCGTTTAGGATGGGAACGCCACTTTGTGAGGTGTTGATGCGTACAAATGCCGAATTGATGCTGAGTGGGCGCTGATAAAAGGCGTTGATGGTTGTTGAGGCCACGTTTTGCGATAGGTTGAGCTGATATGTGCCCAACTCGTTAACGTTACCGCCAGCGCCTGTTAAGAATCCTGTGATCTTAGTCCCAGCTGTGACACCTGTGCCTGATAGGGTCATTCCTAGGCTAATAGCGCCCTGGGTGATGGCTGTGACTGTGAGAATGTTGTTGGTGATTGATCCTGTAAAGGTTGCACCGATCTCACCGCCAGGGCCAATTGTGTACTGGGTTTGACCTGGAGTGAGTGTGTAAATGATTTCTGTCTTATAGAACACCATCATCTGCTCGTTAGACCATTGGTCAATCATGCGTTGCATCATTACGAACGCATCTTGAGCAGCTTCAGGCGTAGGAGTTTCCCCAGCAGCCAAAGCGCCAATGTCTTTTAGAGCAGAGCTGATAATGTCTATTGGCGCGGTCATGGCTTCTCCTCTTATGCGGGCACTACAACGTGGCCATCATCGGCGGGTTTGGGTTGCTGTTCATTGCCTTGGCGTTGGATTTCTTCCATCGTCTGTGCAATTAATTCTTGATTACGTTGCAATGCAACAAAAATCGTGTTTACTTGTGGGATTGAAAGTTCTAGTTTCATAGCTTGGGTGTAAAGGTTTGTGGAAGCCAAGGAGGAACGGCTTTCACGGGTTGGTTGGATTGTTCCTCTAGCCGTGATTCTATTATGTTCTTTCCATCAAGCATAGATGCCGATTTGATCCAATCAATCACGTTTTGTTCCGTCACTTGATCATAAGGAATATCACCCTTTTCGGTGAAATACCAATTTCCTTCGGTGTCTACTTTGCCGTTGGAAACATAATATTTGGCCGATGTAATCTGCCCATCCTTATGCTCAACCTCTAATATTTTCCAATCCATTAGGCCACCCAAGGCAATTGTTCTGTTACGGGCGATACTGGGGGATTAGCCAAGCTGTTGATCTGGCCTTGCACGTTGGCTTCAAAGTTAGCAATACCTTGCTCACCCAAAGACTCTTGCACCCAACCAATGACTGTGGCTTGAGTGAGTTGAGCATAGGGTACAAAGCCTGCCTGAGCATCAGATACGGGGTACTGAGTGTTGCCACCAATACTTGCTGTGTAAGTGCCGTCTGTGCCTGTTAGAGTCCAGATGACGTTGACAACATAGCCAGCGTTTGTACCGCTAGGCCACTGTTGCATATTGTTGATTGTCCATGTCCATGAATTGACTTGTGCCATTTTATGCTCCTACTTTTGCTTTGAGGGATTGAACTTCTGCGTTTAACTCTTTAATTGCGTTTACTAAATGCCATATTACGTTAGATGAATCCACAGACATTACACCAGTAG